TGTTAAAAGCCGAATTATCCAGCGGCACGCTCAAGATATAGAGCCGGTTCCAGAACGTGGCCCGCGCGTTGTCGCAGGCTGCCCAGTTGATCCGGTCGATGTAACCCTGGATATCTAGACTGATCGGCAGCCAGACCCCTTCCTGCTCGCTGGTCGGCGCCTGGGAAAGCGCGTACACGCCGCGGCCCGTTTCACTCAAGAAATAAACGTCCGCCTCACACTGGACAATCGTCCCATGCGAACGACATCCGACTGTCGTGCTGATACGATCAATTCCCCAATTGGGCACATCCAATCCGGGTCCGGTCTCAACCAGCCACACACTTCCGTTACGGAACACCGCAATCGATTGCCCCTGCCACAGGCATTGACCGGTGATCAGGTCCGTCGTGACCGGATCAATCGTCACCGTATTCGTCGTAATAAAAAAGGTTTCCGGATCAAGCACGTCGCTGACGACCAGGGTATTTTGATAAATGTAAATCAATCGACTGATCGCCCAGATCGGGTAAAGCGCGGTGGGATACTGACTAGGTAAGGCGACGGTACCGAAAGCGGCCGCCGGATCGTACTTATCCAGAGTTGTTCCTTGCGAGAAGTAAAGCTTGGTCCCGCACAACGCCGAATAAACCTGTGCTCCGAGCGGATACACTGGGCCGCCACTTAACGTGCTCCAAACTTTGCTGCGGTTATCCCATTTGAACCAGTTGCCGTCCAGGTTCGTAATAAAAACCCCATTGCCAACATGGTGAATCGAATCGAGGCCGCCGCCGGCGTTCTGCGCGAGTCGGATAATGCCGGGGCGCGACCGGTTAAGACCGTCAAGCTGCGTCAGGCGATTTTCGGCATCCGCCGCCGTGCTGCCGTCAAGAGCGCTTGGCGGAAGAGAGTTGTTCACTCCGGCGATCGGCACGCTGCTGTCGATTAGGACTGCGTCGTCAAGTTGGTCGTTGAACAGGGGCATTTACATTCCAAACGGGTTCCACGATGTCGGCCGATTCTGATACCACCCTCTGAGATAGTCGCCTGTCTCATAGGTCACCGGCACGGCTTGCTGGCTGAATTCGCTCTGGTTTTTCTCGACCTGAATCGCTGCTTTGATGTGCTGCATGGCGATCTGTTCCTCAGAATTGAACTTCGCCACTTGCCCCATCCGTTTCCACATGGTGCCCGTGGTAAAGCTAACAAGCGCATCCCAGATATGGCTGATCCGCGGCACGCTGTAATCATTGTCCAGAGCGTCGGGTTTCAGCTTAACCTGGGTCCGGATATAGATCGTTAACGGGGAACCGTCCGGATTATTGCCGATGGGCGGCGGTTGTAAAACCAATTGAGTAAAAACCAACTCGGTCGCGCTGGCCGGCATCACCAGCGGGCTGGTGGGCGCCTGCGCCTGAATCGTTACTGGCGAATCAGTGACGTCTTTGGATAACATCGTCACCGCCGCATAACTGTACTGGGTCGTTAACGTCACGTTCCCGGGCGGATTGGGCGGGTTGACCAATCCCTGTAAGACAAAGGATTCCGAGATCGGGAAATTGTTCGCGTCCCGACCGGCGATGTAGAGCGTGAAGGGACTCGCGTTATTGGTCGTGAACGTGAACTTGCCAGGATTCGGATAGGGCCAAGCCAGGTTTTCGGACCGGTAAAACCAAGGCGTGTTCCCCGGCAGATTGAAAGCGGGATAAGTAAAGCGCTCGATCCAGTCCCGTTCGCGATAGTTAAGCCGGATATAATTGATCCCGTCATAACTCATCGAAACGAAAATCACTTCCTCCGCATCGTACGGAAGGAAGAACACGCCTTTCAACGTCGGATCGAGCAAGATCCCGTCCAAGACTCGCATCGATTCGCGCCAATTGTGGCTGTCGTACAAGGTCGCGTACTTGAGCCGAATCGCGCGTTTGGCGTAATCCAAGGCCTCACTGGAGATGTCGCCAGTGGTTTCCGCGGCAAACTCGGCGATCTGGGCAACATTCATAAGTCACCATCCGCTATCAGCCGTATAATGGAAGAGCGCGTTCCAGAGCACCGTCGGCGCGGCCGTGATCGTAAAACCCGAAAAACCCGATGTGCCAGCACTGTTCGTGGCGCTGACCGCCCGGTCGGGACTGCCACTGGTTGTGTTATCCCACACATTATTTGCGGCACCGGTATTGGGACTGTAACTGGTCACCGTGGGCGCCTTGGCCATAACCTTTTTAAATCTTATCGGGAACCATGGATGGCTAAAAGCCTGCGCGTAGGTCGCTATACACCCGTTGTATCCCGTGCTTCCGGGTTTGATTGAGTAGTCCCAGCTCTTTTCAAGATATCTCAGGCACCGGTCCAGGTTGGTCGAAAAATCCAGGTCCATTAGCTGGGTGGGGGGTCCTGGCTCGTGCTGGACAAAAGCCACATCAAAAGTGGCATTCAAAGTCGCGGCAAGATTGGATTGCCCAATCGCGCCGATATAGTTGCCGTTCTGCCAACTGCCATTGACCGGCGTTGTCAGCGTTGTTCCACACGCTAAACAGATCGAAAACAAATAACCCAGCACTCCAGGTGCTGTGCTGAAATTGCCGCTCGGGAAAACTGTTATGCTTGGCAGCGTGACCAACGTCCAGGTATTCGCGCTGGCAATCGTGCAAAAGCCAACCCAGCTCTTGGAGGTGGCGCCAGGGTCACGAACCGAAACCCCGAAAGAAAGACCGGCAACACTGGAACGCACCAGTAAACTTATCGAGTGAACATCGTACTGAAGCTCCCGGAACTGCGGACCTTCCAACTGTGTGTAAAGAGTAAGATTATCGCCCGCGCCCAGTGAAGCTTGCGCGGTCGTGACCGTCAGGCGGTGAAAAGCTCGGCTGATCGCAAAATTCGTCCCTGGAACCAGCACCTCGCTTGCCGCAGCCGGACGTTGCCCAGCCGAGACAACCATCGTGCCGCTTTTCTGGATAAACCAGCGGTCGATAATTCTTGTCCCAGTGCCAGGTCCGGCTACCACACCGCCGACATTGACCTGGTCAACCTCGAAATTGCCGTTCGCGAAAGCCAGCGCGTTATAGCTGCGCAAGCGCACATTGGTAACAGAGGAGCCAATCGCCGTAGTCAGGTTTTGATAGTTATTGGTCCCATCCAAAAAATCGGTCGTGTTCCCGGTGGTCTGGCGCAGCATCCCGCTCTGGCTGGTATTAGCCAGGGAGAGTTGCCCGGCCACGCTACTCGCCAGTTGCGCCCCCGTAATCCGCGCATAAGTGCCCCCGCTGGTTAACTCCAGCAATTGATCGCTCGGATTAAGCGCGCTCCCGGCCGGTTTGTTGGCGATGAAATCGGTCTGGATCGTGGAATTGGCGATGATGTTATTCATCTTGGTCGCCGTAATTCCCTTTTCTCCGTCGGTGAAAATCTGGGCTGTGATAATGTCGGGCATAGAGGACTAGACGACTCCTTTCACCGTAAGTTGCGAACTAGCGATGTTACCGCTGCTTACGTAATATTTAAGAGCATTAGCTAAACCACTCGCGTTGCACCAACCTGACGATCTATACGTGGTTTCAAGCGACGACGTGTTTGTCCAGGTACCAAAATCAGATGAGTAACTTGGGTTTTTTCCGACTGCACCAGGAGTGATCACTACCTTGCCGCGGCATGGACCGCCGTTAACTCCGCCACTCAATGTGCAAGCAGCTGCATTAACTGACTGAAAGTTGGCCGCAGCAGTGGTGCTGGAATTGTAAAGAATCCCGAAATAATAATTGCCTGTTTGCCAGGTCGATCCGCCATCAAAGGATATCTGTGCAAGAAGTTGACCATCGGCTGTTACTGGTGAAAAAGCCTCAAAATCCAGCTCAAAATAACGATAACCTGCCGGCAACAGAACAATTCCATTAGCCGTTGAACTGGTAATATCCTGTGTGCCAAGGATCACCTCGCGCTTCAAACCGAAAACTCGCCAGTTGGTGCCGTCGGTGAAAATTGTGCATTCCTGTTGCGGCAAAAGCGCGATCGAAGTCAGTCCGTCGATGGTCGCCGATCCAGCCCTGGCAATGGTGATCGTTCCGACCGTGCCGCTAATACCCATGTCGTTACGAACCTGGTAATAAAGCCCGGCTGCAGCAGTCGGCAGCGTCAGCGTCCACGAACCGCCTGAACAAATGATGTATTGACCGCTATCAGCCGCCAGTAAAGTGTAAGCAGCGCTTTTAATAATAAAGCCGGCAATCGGTCGCCCAGTGACCGAAGTCCATGGCAACGAATCGCATGTGTCAACGACATTATTAGCGTTAGTATCGTACACACTGCGCAACATGTCGCCCCCGCCAGCGGGCGCGCTGAATACGCCCGTGCCGTTCAGAAACGTCCCACTATTGCCGTTGAGTATCGGAACTAACCCCGTGCGACTGGTGGTCGCGACCGGGATCGGGTCCGCTCCATTATCCAAATGACTCGGAGCATGTGCGCTCGGGGCGAAGGAGGCAGGCTTACCGCTGATTCCAGTCCAGGGCGCGGTGTCCGCCAAAGCCGCATGATCCACGATATTGTCCGCGTTGGTATCATAGACACTTTTAAGCATCGCGGTGCTATCAGGCGGGAAAGTGCTTGGTTTACCCGTGATCGCTGTCCAAGCAAGCGCGACACAAGAAAGCTTGCTCGTGACGACTTGGATGGTTGTGTTATCGACTGCCGGACAAAGTCCCGCCAAGGTTGCGCTTGCTAAAGCTATCGGATCGCTCCCAGCCGCAAGATGTGTGGATGCATGCGCCGAAGGCGAGAAGGTCGCAGGTTTATTGGCCGTCGTGTTCCAATCACTGGGATAGGTCGCAGGAGTGCCTGTTACCTTACTCCAAGCCAACGAATCACAGGTATCGACAACATTGTTGCCATTGGTGTCATAGACCGCCTTGGTCATTGCGGTGGAATCAGGCGGAAACGTCGCCGGCACTCCAGTTAACCGGCTCCAGGCTAATGAATCAGCCGTGTCGACAGTCCCGTTGTTATTGGTGTCGTACACGCTTTTCAGCATGTCGCCGCTCCCCGTGCCGCCACCAGTTGATACCGCACTGGGCGGAATCTTGGCATAGGTCCCATCAGCTTTGAGCAATAACAAATAATCACCGCTCGCATAAGCGCCCACCACCGGTTTATCCGCCACGAACGCCGGCTGAATCACGGCGTGACTGAAAGCCAGATTCAGTTTCTTGGCGTTGACCCCGGTCCGGAACGCCTGATCAGTAAACTGGATGTCCGTTACCAGTTCAGAGCTCATGCTGCTTCAATTCCTTTTCAATCGTTAAATTTCGTCAAGTAAACC